CCTTTTTGAAACCTACCAGTCCGTTCCTGGCCGACCCGAAACAGCCCTGCGTCGAGCCGAGTACGTGGCAAGCTTCTTCGGCCTGTCGCCGGGCAAAGCGCATTTCGTCGGGCTTTATCGTATCGGCGATGCGCGCGAACTCGACCATGACGCCTTCTGGCGGATACCGGAGAACCTGATCCTCCGGGACATGGGATACGAGGGATTCACCACTGAAGAGGCCGACAGGTTGGGGTCGCGCCTTCAGTTCGATCTGGAACGCCTACCATTCTACGGCGACTGGCGCGGGCGGCTGGTCATCGATTTTCCGCCGCCCGAGCGCTCATGGTTCCGGTGGGTGGACCGTGGCACGTTCCCCGTGAGCGCAATTCTCGAGGAAAGCGCGTTCGCGGCCCCACCGCCCGACTGGCGTGACATCGACCTTACCTTCGCAGATCTCGAAACGCTGCCAGGCTCGTGGCGGGCGCGTCTGGCCGAATGGCGCGGGATCTACCTCATCTTTGATGAAAGCGACCGCCGCACCTATGTCGGTTCCGCCTATGGCCGCGACAACATCCTCGGTCGGTGGCAGGCCTACGCCCGCGATGGTCATGGTGGAAACCGTGAACTGCGCGGTCGCGACCCGCGCAATTATCGGTTCAGCATACTCGAGCGCCTCGCACCAGACTTGCCGCCAGAGGACGTCATCGAGCGCGAAAACAGCTGGAAGCTGCGGCTTCATTCGCGGCAGCCGTTTGGGCTCAACGCAAACTGAGTCACCCGTCTAGCGGATCGGCGATCGAATAGTGTAGCATCACCGCGATGGTGGCCGCCTTCAGGCTCGCCGCGCCCTCGACCGGCAGATCGACCGGCCGTGGCGCCTCGGCCTCGACCCAATCGCAGAGCCCATCCAGCGTGCGGTCGGCGGCGAGCGCTGTGCCGATGCTGGCGATCATCGTGTCGAAGGCGGCGTCACGGTTCGCGCCCTGCACAACCGCCTCGATCTCCGCCCGGTGCTGGTAGTGGTAGGCCAGCGGCGACAGCGTCACCTCCGGCTCCCCCGGCTCGCCGTCGCGCAGGATCAGCAGCCCCTCCACCGGCACGCGCTCGGGCAGCACCTCGCCGCGCAGGGCGATGGCGGGCAGCGCCAAGAGCCGCGCGTGCAGTGCGGCGAGGATGGTTTCGCGGGGTGTTGGCATGGCTTCTTGCGATGCTGGATACGCGAAGAGATTCCGGAAGAGCCGATAGCAACGCATCCTGCTACAGGCATGAACGCCGGCGACACGCAGAAAGCGGACGCTACAAAGTATCAGGTTGAGCTTCTGGCAACTTAAGCCGAGCGCACGGACTCAGGGTTTTCAATCTCATCTTCTGTCGCATTGACGGCATGCTCTTTCCATGCCTGCAGAAGCCAATGGGGCAGCTGGTCATGTCGCTGCACCGCAACACGCGCATTTCCGAAAGGCATTACTGGCTTCAAAACTGTCCGCACAAGAAGGCTTCCTGGGTTTACTTGGATTGGCGCAATAAGGTCAGGCGCTAGGGTAATATCTTCGCGGCTGCTGAGATAGAGAGGAACAACATAGCTCATTTGACCAAAGTACCAGTAGGGCAGGTGCAAATTACGATTCAGTGACCATTGAATAGCGCCGGAAACTGCACACATCTGGGCTACTCGTGGCGTTTCCGCAAAGAATGGAACTCGATCCGAGTTATCATCGAGTATATGATCATGCATCATGACAATCTCTACGCCGCTCGGAATGGCGTTGGGCGCTGGAATCTCCGGCGGAACCGGTAGCCTAGGTGCCGACATATTTGCTTCAACAGCAACTAGATAGAATGGCTCTCGGCCAGGATTTCTGTTTCTCTCGAATGCCAAATATATTGGCGTCCCATAACGTGTTTGTAGATGGCCAGCAGTTACATAAAATTGACCTTCGCCTTCCGTGTATTGCCCCTGCTCGATGCTCCAAGCAACTTGGACCGCAAGATACTTCTTAAGGACATGGTTATTCTGCCCCCAATTTTCGGGAAGGGCCGTTGCCGCCAACTTCTCAAGCAATTCATTCGGGATAAAAGCGAAGCGACGAAGCCTATCAACGACCCGACTAGTCTGAGGCTCCCCCCATGCGGCGACTAGTTCATCGTGGCCAAAAGTCATTCTATGGCTTCCAAAAGTTGACATGACACAAGGCGATAGCCGTTAAAGTGAAACTTATCAGTGTCCAAGCGCTTTGCAACGATCAGTGTGGGGGTCGATTTCGGCCGGCCTGCCGTCGTTGAGCACGGCGCCGGGACCTGCGGCTTGGGCCGCAAAGCCGACATCAGAGGTTAACCTCCACCCAGTTCGCCACGATCAGCCCCGGCACGCTGTCATGCGCTCGCTTGGCGTCGCGGTCGAGGTCGAGCCGCTTCGGCAGCTTGACCTGCGGGACCAGCAGGAAGATCGGCGCAGTGACCTGGTTGCGGCCGGTCTTCGCGCGTGAGGCCACGGCCTGGCCCCGCTTGTTGATGCGGGCGCGGTCGGCGACGAGCAGGCTCGGCCCGCGCCGGCGATAGACGAAGCGCAGGCGCAGACCGCGGCGGCGTTCCCATTCGCCGGGGGTGATCTTGCCGCCGCGCAGACCCCGTCCGGCGGCGGGCGTCGGGATCGCGAGCCAGAAGCCGGTTTTCGACCGGATCAGCGGGCCGGTGTCGTGGGCGCCGACGATGGCGGGGGCCTTCGACCAAACCAGCGCCGCTGCGCCGATGCTGGTGGTGCCCTTGGGCCATGTCTCCGCGCGGATGCTCTTGGCGAGCCGCTGGCCCAGCCCCGCGCCGGTGATCTGGCGGCGCCAGTCGGCCTTGAGCTGCCCGCCGGCCTCGCGCACGGCCGAGGTCACCGCGCGCTCGCCCGCCTTGATCTCCGCCGCCATGAGCGCGGCGAGGTCCGGGGTGACGTCGAGCTTCAGTTTCATGCCGGGCGAAGATCCACGGTCCAGACGAGCCGCTCGCGGTCGCGGACGGGCTCGCCCTGGATGAGGAAGGGCTCGCCATCGATCTCGATGCGATCGCCGGGACGCGGCTGAGGCACTTCGGCCACGCGCAGATCCACACGCGTGGTCTCCGACCAGATGCGCGCGTCGCCGAAGCCGGTGATGTCGTCCGCGCGGCGGGTGACCACGCGGACGAGGACCGGGGTGCCGCCGTCCGGCGTGTAGACCGCCTCGCGGGCGACGTTGCCGTCGGCGAAGAGCGCGTCGAGCGCCATGGCGACCGCGTCCATCATGTCCGCCGTGCCGAGCGCAGCACCTGCGGGCGGGTGCAGATCGGCAGCGGGTTGCTCTCGATCTCGAGCCGTACCCACTCGTCGCGATCCCTGTCCGGGATCATACGCGCGTAGAGCGGCAGGCCGACGGTGTTGACCGTCTCGAAGGTGTCGGCGGGGGCGTAGTAGATCTCGAAGAGCCCCTCGACGCCCTCGGGGTAGAAATACGCCTTGTCGGTGGGCACGCCGAAGCCGAGGCCCCCGCGGTAGCGGCGGAAGGTGATGCCGCCGAAGCTGACCTCCTCGCCCACGCGGCCGCGCAGATCGGCGGCCGCGGCGGTGTTCAGGTAGGTCTCGCGCACCTCCTTGTGGGCCACGAGATCGGCGAAGAAGGCCGAGCCGCATTCGGCGCGGATCTGCACCTGGCCGGCGGCGAGCCCGCCGAGGCTGTCCTCGACGCTCTCGATCAGGGACTGGCAACGCTTGCGCAGCGCGCCCGAGGCCGGGCTCGTGTTGTCGAGGTCGAAGTCGACCTCCGCCGCGGGCGTGATGCCGAATTCCGCATGGTAATCGATTACCGTTGCCCCGTCCTTCGGGTCCTTCACCACGCCCTGGATGCCGTTGAAGAGGTGGAACTCGAAGGTGGCCTCGGCGTCGTTCCTCAGCCGGCTGAGCTTGCGCGCAACCTCGGCCTGCACCTGCTGCACGGCGGTCTCGGAGCCGAAGTCGCGGATGGACTGGATTTCCGAGGCCCAGAGCACGTCCTGCTTCTTGAACTGCCGGCAGACGAAGGCGCGCATCTCGCGACGCTCGGGGATCTGGGACTCGTAGGCCGAGCCGCGTTCGGAGAACGGGATCAGCGACAGCGTGCCGTCGCGGCTCTCGATCATCACGGTGCGCGAGCGCACGCCACGGGCGCCGAAGAGGTTCGCGCCCGAGAGGATCGCGGGCTTGTAGGGGATGTTCTCGAGCGCGCGGGTGAGCTCGACGATTGTGAAGGCATCGCCTTCGAAGATGTCCATGGTGGCCATGTTGATGCCTCCGGGTCAGGGATGGTGTGGGGATGCGCGGTCAGCGGACGAGGATGCCCGCGGCGAAGAGCGCCGCATGGGCGGCCGCGATCTCGCCCTCGCTGGGCGTGCCGGCGAAGACGAGATCGTGGCGGTTGACGATGGCGGGGCCGCGGACCACCGCGACGGCCGGCGCGTCGCCGCCGCTCGCATCGGCCTTGCCCCAGAGCACGGCGACCGCGGTCTCGGTCCCGTCGGTGGCATTGGGATCGTGCGCGGCATACTTGCCCGAGGCCGTAATCTGGCCCAGCACGGTGCCGGGGGCGAGCGTGCCAGCGGCGACGGTAATCGTCTCGCGCGTGTAATCGCGATGGGCTTCCCAGACGAGGAAGCCGCCGGGATGCGTGCCCTCTGTCAGCGTGGTCATGGTGTCATCCTTTCAGCTTGAAGGTGCGGGCGATCACGTCGCCCCAGGGACGGGTGGCGGCACTGCGCCCGGGCTGCGCGTGATGGGGTGCGATCTCGGGCGCGGCCTCGGCCTTCGCGTCCAGCAGCGCGGCGCGGACTGCCTCGAGGCTGGCGTCCTCTTCGAGGAAGCGGCCTGCCATTTGCGGCTGGCCCGCGAGGCGGCACAGGTCGATCACCGCGCGGGCATGGGCGATGGCCTCCGCGCGGATGGCGGTGGCGTCCGGCGCAGTGGTGGCGGCTGCAACAGGGTTCGGGAGCATGTTCCGGCCGGGAACATGGGGGCCGGGCTGCGGGGAACCTTCGGGATCGGGCGTCACGTCCGGATCGGCCACATCATCGCTGGTGCTGGCGGGCGCTGCATTGGCTGCAGCATCGTGGGCGTCTGCAACGATGTCGGCCGGTTCGGACGTGGCGCCGGGCGCCTCGCTCTCCACCGCCTCGACCAGCGCGGGCGGCGCATTGCGGAACTGGGCGATATCGAAGCTGGCGGCGATGCGCACCGGCTCTGCCAGCCGCGTGGCCAGCCCTGCCTCCAGCGCCTCGGCCGCGCCGAACCAGGTCTCAGCGGCCATGAGGACCGCGATCTCGTCCTCGGGCTTGCCGGATCTGGCGGCATAGCCGCGCAGCATGCTGCCCGCGATCTTGTCCAGCGTGCCGGCCATGTCGCGCATGTCCGCGGCCGTGCCCATCACCAGCCCCGAGGGATCGTGGATCATCAGGAAGGCGTTTTCCGGCATGACGATCTCGTCGCCCGCCATCGCGATGTAGGAAGCGGCCGAGGCGGCGATGCCGTCGATCCAGACCGTGACCGTGCCGGCGTGGCGGCCGAGCGCATTGTGGATCGCGACCGCATCGAAGACCGAGCCGCCGGGGCTGTTGAGCCGCAGGTCGATCGCGGCCTCATCCGGCAGCGCGCCAAGCTCGGCCAGGAAGCCTTTGGCCGAGACGCCATAGGCGCCGATCTCGTCATAGATCAGCACCTCCGCGCCGCCGTCCCGGGCGCGGATCGTGTACCAGCTGTTCATCGGTTTACTCCTGTTCGATGTCCTCGGCGGTCTCGTCGTCGCCGTCATCTGTGCCTCCGGCACCGGGCTCCGGCCGCCGTGATGGCGTGGCCCGCGCGCCCTGCGTTTCACCCGGGCTGGTGCGGTAGCGCAGGCCGAGCGCCTCGGCACGAGCGGTGTCGGTGGCGTTCTCGCGATCCACTTCCTCGACATCGTAGCCAGTGGCCTCGACCACCTTGCGCCGCGAGGTGATGCCGGCCTCCATCGCCAGCACCTGCGCCTGGATGTCCTTCAGCGGATCGACCCAATCCCAGCGGGGCGGGATCCACTGCACCATCCGTGCGGCCGCCGGATCGGGCAGGTCCAGCCGGCCGGCGAGCCGTGCCGTCTCCAGCCAGCGCGCCCAGACCGGGCGGCAGAGCTGATGCGCGATCACCCCGTGCTGGAGCTGCTGCACCCGGCGGCGGAACTCCACCAGTTCGGCCCGCAGGCTCGAATAGTTGGCCTGCCGCACGTCGCCGGTGACGAGATGGTACGGCAGCCCCAGTGAGGCGGAGACGCCGAGCAGCGTACGGTACTGGAACGCCTCGTAGCTGCTGCCCACATCCGCGGGGCTCGAGAACTTCACGTCCTCGCCGGGCAGCAGCACCTGCAGGGTGCCGGGCTCGAGGCTGGCGATCGCCGCGCCCTCCGGGTCGGGCTCCTCCGTGCCCATCATCGGCTCTTCCGGCGCCG